GCAATGCAATCAAATGAACCATCTGTCCATTGCTCTACGTCCATGGTTGGGTTTGGATTTAATGTTGTCCATACCATGCCGCCATATTTTACTTCTGAATGTAATTCTTTAGCAGTGTGAGTTATTGTAAGGTCTATATTACCGGCCACACCCTTAATGCCTGGATTGATATAACATCCAATGCGATCGCCTAGATTTATTATAATAATATTTCTAAAGGCAATTTGTGATGTTCGGTAATCGCCTGTATTCTTTATTTCACTCTTATGAATGATAGGTATCCAAACTTTAGCAAATATCTCTTTAATTTCTGCTTCGTAAATTTCCTGAGAACTATAGCATTCACTGCTAATATGTTCTACCGATGGTTCTGCTAACCAGTTTGCATGATTGCGTGATGCCATTACGCTCTCCTATGTCTAATTACTTTCTGATTCCATAAACTTGCCAAGATTCTTTTGTTGTGACAATATTTTATGTTTGACATGCAACTGTTCAGGCTCTTTACTGTTAGTCTCTTTTTCCCTAATCTTATCGTAATTAGTTCTGAGCTCTTCAATAAAGGCCGTGTCATAGTCGCCATTATTGTCTGCAGTAACAAACTCATCAAATCCTGACATTTCAATATATTTAAATTTGATATCGTGCTGACGTTTTTCTTTAGCAATCCGCCGTAGGAATGCAAACCAAGAGATTTGTGTAAAATATGCAAAGGCATTAGGCTTACCTGTACGTGTTGCAGCTTCAATATTATAATTCTTAATTGCCTTAAGACAGTTTTCAACTGCATCCATTACCATTTCATCCCTATAGGAGTATCTAATGAAATTGGATTTGTGAGATAGTCCTTCAGAAATTTTCATGAAGCAAGATGCAATGTAATCAGTTACCTTTGGAAATTGTTCTTCTGCAGCTTCGGCATCATTAACGGTTTTAACGTAGGCCACAACTGCTTCTGAGAATTCCCTATTGTTAACGTAATGTTCTCTTTCTTTAGGTTTCATAATTTAAATCTCTTTATTAATTATATAATATATTATATCACGTTTTTAGTCATTTGTACAATTCATCAAATGAATAGGCACTATACGTAAATGTTTGTGTACTTATTCCTCTAACTGTGATATAATAAGACTGTAGTCTGCTGAGGGGTAGAATACAATATTGGTGGTACTTTAAAAGCTAAAGCTTTACTTCGTATATTTGGTATTTAAACTTCTCTTTAGAATACATTTTTACTCTCTCTGCACCATGGCTAAGAGTATAGTTCTTTCTAGACTTAAAGTGCAAATCATCAGTTACGTCGAATAAGAAGGTATCTGTGCCGTCATCAGACTTACGTAGTCCACGTCCAACACTCTGTAATACTCTTATCTGACTCTTACTTGGAGAAGCAAATATAATATTATGGATGTTACGTATATTTATACCTGTAGAAAATACACCATATGAAGCAACAATAATAGCATTCTTTTGTTTCTCTGTTACTTCTCTTATTGACTCACGGTCATCAACACCAGTCGCACCAGATACAAAGAATACCATTCTCTTCTCATGTGCTGCTTGTTCTATTAATTTATGCAATACCTTACCATGCTTATCCACATATTGAAATAATACTAATGTATTGCCATCCTGATCTATCGCAAGATTCTTAATAAAGTTATTACGTTTCTCGTGTCTAACAATATAGTCCATCTCTTCGGCATAAGTCTTCTTACCAAATGCTTTGCACTCAGCTTCAGCATACTTCATGATTAGCATTTGAATATCAAGCTTAGCTATATCGTCATTATCCATCAAGCTTTTAGTAGTGGTTACTTGCTTAATAGGTCCAAATAAACCTTGAAGTGTCAACGCATTTGTTTCCATGCCATCTAATGTGCCTGTGGTACCAATACGATATTCAGCATTATATAGTTTAGTCATGATAGCAGTAAGTGATTTAGCTTTAAATTGATGTGCCTCATCGCCAATAACCATACCAAAGTCTTCAAACCAGCCAGCACGTAACTTATATATTGATTGCCACGTTGTTATTACGACTCTTTCAGAGAACTTTTCTTTCTCTTTGCCCGAATATATCTTATGAGAAGGATAGTATTCACCATTATAATCAGAGAAATCAGAAGCTAATTGTTCTACTAAAGACGTAGTAGGTACAATAATTAATATGTTCTTATCACGGTTATCTATGTACCAACGCAATAGTTTATATATTATTAATGACTTTCCTGATGCTGTAGGCGAAAGCAATAATGCTTTTTTTCGTTCTAATGCATGTTGGAAGGCTGCAATCTGATAATCCCTTGCCACAATTTGATTGACACCAGCCCTTAGGTTTAAGCTCTGTGCGTATTCAACACACTCTTCAATAGGTATATTTTCATATGAATCAGGACGTCCATAATAATCAGAATCAATACATTCTATTGTGTACTTTCTAGCTGCAGCAAATTCTAGAACATACTCATATAGACCTGCATATAATTCTCTTGTTCTAGAGTTAAACAACCGGATCTTACCATCCCACATTTTATTCTTATAGGCTGGAGTAAACTTATAGTTGGGTACAAAGAATGTGAAATGATCTACCAATTCATTGGCAATACTATAATCACATTCTATGTTAATGTACACGTAATTCTTGTTATTAATAACTATGTCTGATGTCATATTAGGCTCCGCTAACGAATTGTCTCCATTTAATCATATTACCAATATTCTGATGTCTCCATTGAATATTACTCATGATCTCCTTTAATGTATCTACTAATGCTTTGCGATATTCTATTTGCATAGTAACTTTTTGAATATCTTCGTCGGCATTATAGTAGTAATCCATATCTCCCTTAAGTACTTTCATACCATGGAATGGATCATATTCCCATCCTTCGGCTTCTATTTGTTCGGCGGTCATTTTGCCGTTGTAGTATAGCCACTTTAACTTGAGTAAAGATTGTAGGGATTGCTCTTTGCTTTTTAAATGCAGCTTAGCTGTCATATACTTGGACAAGTACTTTGAGTGCAGCTTAGCGGAATCGCGAGATGCATCATCTAATGCCATCTCGTTAATTTCTGAGTCAATTGTCCATTCACTTAATATATCATCTAAATTCATTATATAATATTCTCTAATTTATTCGAAAAAGAACTCTGAGTATCTAAAAGAAACATCGAAAGTTAGGTATTCTTCTGCAGCAGCGGTAAATGCTAGCTGTGCTATGTTAGTGGGAAATGCATCTTTATATCTAATGCTTTTAGATACATTTGAATGCGATGAAAGGACTTGTAAGGTTATATCTTTTGTAACCGATTCAGATGATGTTACTACACTTTTCAGCCAATTAACCATTTCAATATAGGAAGTCATATCCTCATCGATAATAATTGATACTGATAATGTACCATAGCTTACTGCATCTCCAGGTATAAAGCTATTAAGTCCAGGAATGTTCAAGGTACCTTCACCAACAAATACGTCTGGATGAGATACAGCAGAACAAAAATACTCTGCATTCGGATATAAGGTACTATCTATAACTAATCTAAATCCTGTTGGATTCAAATAGTTTTTATTTGTTGTTAGTGTTGCCATATTACATTCTCCTATACGACTATTTATACGTATAAAAAAAGGGAGTCTTTCGACTCCCCTAAGAATGCTAAATTATAATTATTATTATTATATTAGCATTATTTTGAACTATATGATTACAGGTTAGTAACCAAAGAAGTTCTGTAGTACACGTTAGAGTTAGCAGTTAAGCTAGTGAATGGGTTAGCAACCATTCCGTAACGTGACTTAAATCCAATCTTAGGTTGGAATGTAGCTGCATCAGATGCACGCATCATGGTCAATGGAACGTATGGGCAGTAGAAGATACCAGCGTCATAAGCGTTTGAACCCTTATAACCAACAGTGATATAGTCTGCAGCAGCATATGGATCAACATAAACCTTCATCTTACCACCGATAACACCAGCAAAAGTATTGCCAGCCGCATCAACGTCTAAGCCAGCTTGCAAAGCAGGAGTGTAATCTAAAGTACCAGCAGCTGCTAAAGAAGAAGCAACGTCAGCTGAACAGATTAGGAAGTTACCCTTACCACGACGAGTAGAGATTGCAATGCCATTAGCTTCGCGCTCGATGATGTGATGTAAAGCCTTGAAACGCTCAACATTCCAACGACCATCTAGGTCACCAGTAGTTGCAGTAGCATCGATAGTACGAACGGTAGTTGCCAAAGTACCAATGGTACCAGGTTGTGCAGCAACGTTAATAGTATGGACCATCTCACGGTTCATTTCAGCAAGAATTTCTGTGCTCAAGATGTTAGCAAGTTCAGATTCAGCAGATAGGCCGTGAACAGCTTTAAGGTCTTGTGCAAGTTCCATTGAGTAAGAAGCGGCCAAAGCACGTGTCTTAGCAGTTACGGAAGTCTTGTCGATTGAGAATGCCATTTCAGCAGGAGTGATAGCTTCACCAGCTGCAGTAGACATACCAATGCCAGCAGGGTGAGCACCAGCACCAGAGAAATCGGTATCAGGTTCTGCAAGACCAAGAGCTTCTGTTCCAGCTTGGTTAGTGTAGTGTGACTTCATTGCGAAGATCAAACCAGTAGGACCAGACATTGGCTGAACACCAGCAACGTCAAATGCCATCAAGTTAGGCATTGCACGACGAACTAAAGAGATCAATACGGGATCAAAGTTGTCAACGCCAGCCGCGAGGGTAGTAGTTTCGTTTACACCAC